AGGCTCTTCTCGATCCCGAACGCTACGAACTTGAGCTTGAGGAACGAAAGGCTCAGGAAGAAGTCGAAGAGGAGCCTGAAGAGGACTTGTCTGACTCTCTGCGTGCGGCTCTGACCCGATTCACCCAAACACATATCCCAGCTAAGCGGGACTCTAACGGAAGGTTCATCATTTGATCTGGCTTGGTGCTCTTGGTACACTGTTACTGTACATCCTACAGTTAGTGGGAGTTATCCCTGCTGCTGTCTCAATTTGGGTGATCTTGGCTCCGCTCCTGATCGGAGCCGCTTTGTCCCTGTTGTGGTTTCTTCTCGTCTTATTGATTGAAGCCATCTCAAATTGGTAGTACAATAGAATTACCGCCTTCCACGCGGAGGCGGTAATTTTATACCCTTGTAGTTCAGCGGAAGAACAGCGGTTTCCTAAACCGAAGGTCGGGAGTTCGAATCTCCCCTAGGGTACGGTAAAGTAAAGGGAAAGGATAGACTATGACAACAAACATATATCTGGACGTGGACGGGGTAATCAACTCCTTCCACAAGTCGAGGACTGCTGGCTGGGAAGGCGATTGGAACCTTGCCAAGGTGATCGGATACAAGATTCACTGGTATACTGACCTTGTTGAGGAACTGAACAAGCTCTCCAAGATGGAGGGTGTCACCATGAAGTGGCTCACCACGTGGCAGGATAAGGCCGTGTCAGAACTCTGCCCTTCCCTTGGTATCGAAGGTACGGACTGGGAAGTCCTTTACGCTGATAAAGAGGCGGATGACCTCTTCGACATCCGGAACTGGTGGAAGCTCCGTGCCATCCGCAAGGACGTGGCAAGCACCGAACCGGACAAGATTGTCTGGGTCGATGATGACTTCAAATACGAGCGGAACGCCATCGAATGGGCCGAGTCTATTTCGGACAAGATCCTCCCCATTTCCCCGTTCACAGACTGGGGGATGACAAAGGAAGATTTTTCTGATATAATAGAGTTTGTCAATGCATGATTGTGCTGGATACGCTGCCTTAGCTCAGTTGGTAGAGCGCGTTCTTGGTAAGAACGAGGTCACGGGTTCGAATCCCGTAGGTAGCCCCATGCTAGTGTGCCCGAGTGGTTAGGGAGCGGTCTGCAAAACCGTGTACATCGGTTCGAATCCGATCACTAGCTCCAAAAACGACACAGAAAGGAACAACAATGAGTATAGCAACGCTACAGGTGAAGGTGATCAACGCCTCCTACGAGGACTTGGGGCCAACCACACTGGATCGTGCCATGATGCTTGTTGAGGTTCAGGGGCGTGCGGAAGTAGTTGAGTTCGACGAAAATAGAATCATCCGAACAATGGGAGGTAAGGAGTTCTTCCTACCGAAGGTTATTCGACTTCTCAAGATGATCAAGGTTCCGTTCCATTACGGGCCTGAATACTTCTCCAAGTCTGGCGTTCTTCGCAGGGACAACCACACTTGTGGATACTGCGGAAAATCAGCCAAGGATGGAGTTACCCTAACCCACGACCACATCATTCCGAGATCACGTGGCGGAGCGGACTCGTGGGAGAATGCAATTACGGCCTGCCAGAAGTGCAACAGCAAGAAGTCTGACAGGACGCCAGAGGAAGCACATATGCCTCTTCTGTGGGAGCCGTGGGTTCCTCAGAGGTTGTATCTGAAGTCCGACAAACCTAGGCGTAAGAAAAACAAATAACTGATAGCCCTCTATTTGGAGGGCTATTGGTTTTTCTAAAGGAGTTTCATTGATAAAGTATCTAAAATGGCTGTTTGCTCGAAACCAATGTGAGCACAAGAGAATCCAGTGCATCCACGGAGATGCGATCCTTGCCTACAACTGGCAGCGATCCGGCTGTCTGGACTGTTTGGCCCTCTTCCCTGACCTGCCAAACATCTGCTCAGTCACCAACAAACCGCACTGATTTGCTCTTCGCTTTCCAATGGTGTACTCTTTCCTTATGGAAAAGTACATCATCGTCAAGGTAAGAGATTCCGACTCATGCTTCCCGGAGAAGCCAGTCTTCCATAACGGCACTATTGTATGGCCGCACAGTAATCTAGCCAAGATCAGGAAAGCCATCCACTCCACATCCAAGGAACAATTCATCTCATCAGCGGATATGGTAACCCATACTGCCTATATGAGTAAGGAAGACTCTGAAACCATCGCTGAGATTTTCAACAGGAACTTGGAACGTGCCAAGAGAAACCATCGAAGACAATAACGAAGAAGCCCCCGTCCGAAGACGAGGGCTTCTCTGTTATAGAGTATCATTCAAAGTCAAGGTACTTTAGTTTTCCGCCCTTTGTGAGGAAGGACACGGCTGAAGGGTTTCCGACCTTACCTGTCCGGTGCCGGAAGTAGGTTGATTCCTGCTCAAAAGCTGGTGTACGGATGATGTGCTTGAAGTTCTCTTGCTCGTACATGCCGGTGTGGAAATGGCCGCACAAAAGGATGTCAGCCTCACCAATGGAATGCCCTCCCCAGTGCTGTCCGCTCCACCAGTCCCAGTGCTTTCCGCGATTCCACTGGTGCCCGTGGGCGTGCCCAATCTTGGAGCCTGCCACATCTACGACCATCGTTAGCTCGTCAAATGGGACTTCCAAACACTCGACATGGCCGAATGCTTCAGGATTGAACGCAAGGCCCTGAGAGACGGCTCTGAGGGCGTCTACGGCCCATGAATCGGAGCCGTCTGTACTTACCGGTTCGCGCTGCGCCTCGTCGTGGTTTCCCGGAACAGAGACAACCATCAGCCTGTCCGTGAGCGGAGCAAATGCCTTTACTGTTTCAATGATAAGTTGACGAAGAAGGTTGACCTGCTGTGTTGTGCTAAGGACCGTACGGCGTGCGTTTCGCCCACCCTGTGAAACCATACCTTCGATACAGTCTCCTACGAATGACACAAGAATAGGACCAATCTGGTCACGATGCTCATAGACTTTGTTAACAGCATTTTGAAGTGATTCGCGGTATCTCCGAACCGTACCCTCAACACCGTCTCCGTCGCATTTTCCAAGCTGAAGATCTCCAGCAGCAAAAACAAACGCGTAGTCTCCGGTGGTGATAGGCTCCTGTGGCTTGACATCCTTAATGAGGCTGATAAGATCAGAGATATCAACCGTGTTGAGCTTCCTACGGATGTTGAACTTGTATGATGTTCTCCACGATTCGTCGTATACCTGCCACTTGGAGAGACGAATCTTCCCATCAATTTCGAACTCTTCAGGATCTACACCGAATTCCGTGAGGATCTGAGAGAAATCTTTAATCTTGTCATCGGTCTGTGGTGTCGTGGTGACTTCACCGGAGTCTCCGTCAAGCTCTACTCGCGGCTCCCATCCCTTAGGCGGTGAGACGGGAGGGTTGACGACTCCGACTAACGGTGATACAGTTGAATCATGATCAGGTACAAGGGCGTGTCGGGTTAGGTGTGTGGTGAGGGCATCGGGTCCGACCTGAAAGCCGTATGTCTGTTCGACGCGTCGGGAGATCTCTGTGTACTTTGGACCGATCTCTTTGTAGAGGTTGACTACGAAGTTCTGTACACCTTCGGATGCGTTGCACGTACGGCACTGCTGTGAATATCCTGTGGGGTTAATTGTCATACTTACCATTTTAACATGGAATGCCGTTTTGCCAAAATCCGGCGCGTATGGTAAACTAGACGCATGACAAAATCAACACCCGAACGCGTAAATATTCTCACAGAAGCCTCCTCCCTCATCACCGGTCAGCGGCAGGAAGACTACGGAACACCGGAAGAAAACTTTGGACGTTTGGCCGACTTCGCCAACATCCTGTTCGAAAGGAACCTCCGAGAAAACATTCCGCTGTCTCCGCGTCAGATGGCGGACTTCATGATTCTCCTGAAGGTAGCCCGAACCATCAACACTCCGACCCGTGACTCCTACGTGGATATCTGCGGATACGCTGGTATTGCCGGTGAGCTTGCCGAAACCAAAAAGAAAAACCCTTTCCATGAACCTTCTACCTTTGCCATGGATGACGAGCCGACCGCTCCAGACAGTATTCCATCGGCCATCTACAGCAGGATTGCAGGGGACAAGATTACAGGAGACAAGATTACGGGAGTCAAGGGTTAATGCTGGGTAACTTTCAGAAGTATGAAGTAAACGTAACGTTCACCATCGAGCGGGAAGTCTTCCCGGAAGACCCCAACGATGTGTACGAACTATCCGAACTAGAGAAACCTAGTATCCTCAATGGACTTGAGTTTGCTTTCCCTGATGCAGAAATCAGTGAGTTCTCTGTAACTCCGGTTATTGGGGACTAAAATGAAGGTACTCGGACTCCCTGCTGACACTGGGGGCTGTGGATTCTACCGCATGCGTGCTCCAGCGGCAGAGATTAGGCTTCTCGGAGTTGACATTGAACTCTCCGATGATGCATCGGTACCGGCAGACGCGTCCCTCTATCCTGACGGATTGGTCCAAGTCCATGAGTTGTATACTGATGCCGACCTCATAGTGATCCAGCGTCCATTGTCTCAGCAGTATACAGCCATCATCGAGCAGGCACGCCGTCAGGGTATTGCCACCATCGTTGAACTCGATGACGACTTCTCTAGTGTACATGAATACAACATTGCACACGACAGTCTTCAAGGCCAGAAGTATATTGGACCTCAGTGGGTTGAGAAGGCAGCATATCTAGCCGATCATGTGACCGTTTCTACTCCGCAGCTAGCCAAGTTTGCCCGTCATGGACGGTTCTCCGTGCTTCGGAACTGTGTGCCTGACAGTATCTTTGATACGACCTCTGAAGGTAAGGACTCAGGTAAGTGGCCGCGCATAGGCTGGACGGGAAGTGTACAGACTCATCCGAATGACCTCCAGCAGACTAAAGGACGGCTGGGAGAACTCCTGAAGGAGTACGATCTTCCGTTCAACGTCGTTGGAGACGGCGAGTATGTGGCTACCAATCTAGCCCTAGACAGCAGTACACCTGTCTATGCTACCGGCTGGGTTGAACTGGAGATGTACTATCAGTACGTGGCAACCTTTATTGACATCGGGATTGTCCCGCTGGAGCTTTCCCCGTTCAATCAGGCTAAATCCGCCCTGAAGGGTCTGGAATACGCTGCTCTTGGTATTCCGTTCGTAGCTTCTCCGACGCGAGAGTACGAACTTCTGGAGGTCAACGGCATC